TCAATGGTGTTATTCAGAAGCCTGGCAGTTCTTTTACTGTATCTGGTTCAACGATTACATTCTCTTCTGCTCTAACAAGTTCTGATAACATCGACTTCATCATGGCACTTGGAGATGTTCTTAATATTGGAACACCAACTGACGGAACGGTGAGTGCTGCAAAGATTGCTTCAAGTGCAGTAACAGATGCAAAACTGGCATCTACTCTAGACTTGAGTGGTAAGACAGTCACTTATGGTTTAACAAACACAGATTTGCCGGCCGGAACGGTTCTTCAAACTGTTTTTAATGGTAATGGAACAGCAATATCAACAACAAATTCAAATATATTTGACATTGTGAGTGTAAATATTACTCCTGTGTATCAAAATTCTAAATTTATTATTACTAGTTTTATTCAAGGTGTTCAAGCAGGAACAAATACAAATGCAAGATTTACACCTAGAAATTATAGAGATGCGACTCAAATATGGATTTCTAATGCAAACTTTTGGACAGTGAGTAGAAATGAAGATTTACGACATGGTGGTTGGGGGTATCAAGTTTATGATACGCCAAATACAACAAGTCAAATTACATATAAATTGTCTGGACAGTTTGATGACCCTTCAAGTCCTTCTAATGTTAATAAGGATAGTAATTCTGGTGAATCATCTATTATGGTTATGGAGATTAAACAATGAGTATAACTTTAAGAGCTGAAGCAATTGCAAAACTTAGACCAAATGCAAAATGGACTATGTATGGTGAAGATATTACATGGCAAGATGAAAGTCAAACTCAACCAACAGAAGATGAGATTACTGCAAAAGCTACAGAATTAGAAAATGCAGAACCTCTAAAACTTCTTCGTGCAGAAAGAAACACTAAACTCGCAGAAACAGATTGGGTTGTCACTATGCACAAAGAACTAGGAACAAACATTCCTACTGCATGGAAAACATACAGACAAGCACTTAGAGATATAACAGATGATGCAACATCGCTTGATGATGTTACATGGCCGGAGAAACCATAATGGCATTGATTAAAACAAGGTCTAGAGGAATTGCTGACAACGCTGTTGGCGTTTCTGCACTAGATTTAACAGCAAATTACACTTTTACTGGTACACATAAAACTAATAATGGTATGGATTTGCTTCTCACCAGATCTGACAGTAGTGCAGTAAATTACAACAATGACACTGAAATTTTCGATTTTACTTCATATCTTAGCACTTATAAAACATTCATGTATACTCTTGAAATCATGCCAACAAGTCCTGGCGGCAACTATCATTTGTGGCAATCTTATAAGTCTACCGCTGGTGGAAGTAGAATTACTGGACGTACTATAACTAACGGACGTACTGATAATAATTCAAACAATACTCCTGATACTGGAACTGGTGATTACCATAGAATTTTCTATTTAGCCGCTGGCCCAGGCATCGCTGGATATATCACAGGTTATATTGTGAATGGACAAAGAAATGACGCAGATTATGATGCTGCAGCATATGGTATTACCAACTATCATTATAGTGGTGTTGGACAGGCAACTAATACCTTTTCGTTTGCCGCTAGTGGTGGCGCAGCATCTGGTATTGGTGTTCTTGGACTTAATTTAGACCAAGTAAGTCATTCTAATGATATGACTGCATATGTAAAAGCACATCTTTGGGGAGTGAAATAATGACAATAAATTATGGTACGACAAAGGGAACTAATGAACACGGATTGTATGAATTAAGAATGTGGAGAGACAGACTTCTTGCAGAAAGTGATTGGACACAGATGCCAGATAGTCCTTTGACAGATTCACAAAAGTCATCATGGGCAACATATCGTCAGTCACTTCGTGATATGACAGAAACATATAGCACAGTTCCTTTGACAGACAAAGGTGTCATGGATGAAACACAAATCACATGGCCAACCAAACCGTAATAAATAAAAAGAAACAGGACAGACACAAATGGCAATTTCAAGAATCAAAACAGACGGTATTCAAGATGATGCAGTAACCTCTCCAAAGATTGCTGATAATCCTGATTTCGATGGTCAGTTTATGCGTGTTCCTCACGGTACAACTGCACAGCGTCCAAGTAGTCCTGCTGCTGGATATATGAGATTTAACACTACAGTAGGAACATTAGAACAGTGGAATACTGTAACCAATTCTTGGCAGGCAATTGACAGTCCGCCTATTATCACTTCTCTTGCATATGCTGGTTCTATAACTGGTGCTGATCCTGCTGGTGGGGAAACAATAACTCTTACAGGAACAAACTTTAAGGCGGGCGCTTCGGTGACTATCGGTGGAACTACTGCACCTTCTGTTTCTGTTGTTAGTTCGACTAGTATTACATTTACAACACCGGCAAAGACTGCTGCGGATTATGATGTTGCGATAACAAATGCAAATGGACTTTCTGCAACACTAACGAATGGTATTTCCTATAATGGTGTACCAGCATTTTCAACTGCTGCTGGTAATCTAGGGTCTATTAATGAAGATATTGCAATGTCAACAATTACTATTGTTGCCGCAGAACCAGACGGTGGAACGCTTGCGTTTTCTGTAACTTCTGGTGCATTACCTACTGGCGTTTCTTTGGGTTCTGCAAATGGACAACTAACTGGAACACCAAATACAAATGCAGTTACTAATACAACCTTTAACTTTACTGTTACTGCAACTGATGATGAAAACCAAACAAATGCTCGTGCATTTAATCTTATTGTTCTTCGTCCTGTCTATGCCGTGAATGTTGCAAAATCTGTAAGGTTTAATTCTGACAGAAGCGCTATGTTACAACGCACACCTTCGTCAGATTCCAACCGTAAGACTTTGACTTGGAGTGGGTGGGTTAAGCGCTCAAAGTTAGGTGCTTTTCAAAATTTATTTACCGCTGAAGGTGATGGTGGTGGTGAAAGTGCGGCAATTAGATTTGACAGCAGTGACCGATTAGATGTTATATTTCTTACAGATGGGTCTGACAGTGTTACTGGAAGGCTTATTACTAATGCTAAATTTAGGGATGTGACTGCATGGCTTCATATAGTTTATGCACAAGATACTACATCTAGTACTGCTGGAAATAGAATGAGATTATATGTTAATGGTGATGAAATAACCAGTTTTGCAACTGATACAAATCCAACACAAAACCATGATGGTCAATTTAATGCTGCAGTAATTCATCGTTTAGGTGCCGAATCACACGCTGGTAATCAAGAACTTGATGGTTATATGGCAGATGTTCATTTAATTGATGGGCAACAACTTGCTCCGACAAGTTTTGCAGAAACATTTAATGGAGTATGGACGCCAAAAACATTCTCTGGTTCATACGGAACAAACGGATTCAAACTTGCATTTGGAACTGCTAATGCAGTAGGTGATGATACTAGTGGGAATACAAATGATTGGTTTGCATCAGGATTTGCATATGGTTCTATTACTAGTAGTGCTGGATTATATACTTCTTCTGGTAGGATAGAAAATCTTTTTGATGGTGACATAACTACACGTGCCAATGTTACGGCGTCAACTGATAATTTTATTCAGTGGACTGCGCCAACACCTATAAATTATACAACTAGTGTTGAAGTACACGTTTATGCAGCAAACGGTTATAATATTACCAATTACGCTTCCCTTAATGGTGGAAGTGAAACGACTTTCGTTGGTGGCGGCGCTAACTTTAATAACCTTGCATGGATTACTCTTAGTTCTTCGTCCGGCACACTGAATTCTATAAAAATTCGTTTGGCTAGAAGTGGTTCAAATTCTCAGGTTGCTTGGACTGCTATTAGAGTGGATGGAAATATACTAACCGGCAGTAGTTACTTAGGCCCAAATACTGACCAAGTACCAGATTCGCCCACGAATAACTTTGCCACATACAATCCATTAATTCTAAGAAGAGATGTTACTGCCACACTTCCAGAATTTACAAGGGGCAATCTTAAAGCATCATACCCTAACGCTGGTGGAAACCAAACTTATAGTTTTGGAACACACAGTAATATTGATGGAAAGTGGTACTATGAAGTTTACATGACGGCAACAGGTTCAAATACAACCGTTGGTATTGGTAATCATAAAGATATTGACTCCAACGGCAATAATAATGTCCTTTACAGAAATACTGGTGCTGTCTCTACTTCTGCTGGGGGTTCTAAAAATAATGATGGTGCAACTTATGCTAATGGAGATATTATTGGTGTCGCTTATGACTTAGACGGTGGTATAGTGAAATTCTATAAAAATGGAACTTTACAATCAACTGTCACAGGTATAACCACTACAAATTACTATCTTCCTTATACAAGGGGAACAACTTCTGAAAATAATGTTATTAACTTTGGTCAAGATTCTACTTTTGGTGATATTACTGCTGCTGCAACAAATGCTGATGGTAATGGTCAAGGAAACTTCAAGTACGCAGTGCCCACTGGACACCTTGCGCTTTGTTCTAAGAACTTATCAGAGAATACAATCAAAACTAATTTGGATGATAGACCAGAAGATTATTTTACCCCTGTTCTATATACTGGTAATGGTGGAAGTCCAGGCACGCAAACTATAACCACTGGATTCAAGCCTGATTTTGTGTGGTTGAAAAGTAGAACACAAACCTATACTAATTATCTATTTAATTCACTTAGTGGTAATAATAAACATCTTATATCAGATGTAAACAACGCCGAAGCAACACTCAACGGTACAAGTGATGGTTTCACATTTCAAAATACTGGTTTCCAAGTGTTGGCAACTGGTGGTTCTGCACTTAACGAATCTGGTCAGGGTG